ATACATCAAAAGATAAAAAATTAGATACATCAAAAGATAAAAAATTAGATAAATCAAAAGATAAATCAAGTACTAAAAAAACAAGTATAGAAAATACAAAGAAAACCACACCAAAGACAAGTTCAGTAAAAACAAAGCCAACATCAAAAGGTTCAACATTATTAAAACCTGGTAAAAAAGTATCTTCAAAAGTAATGAATGCAGTTGGTAAATTTGCTAAGTTTATTCCGGGTATTGGTTTAGCTATAGCAGTTGGGACAGCCGCTTATAGTGTAGCTGATGGGTATAATAACGCTGGTGACATCTTAGGAATAAAAGAAACTGAATTATCGGAAAAACATAAAGTTGCGGCTGGTGCAGGCGCACTATTAAACGACTTTTCCTTTGGTCTAGTTGACGCTAAATCAACAGCCGAAAAAATATTAGATTGGGCTAATACATCAGACGCTGAAAAGATTGTTGAAAAATTAGTAAATAAAGGTATAATAGAAACATCGTGGTTTGGAAATAATACTATCGTTGATAAAGAAAGACTTTTGATGGAAGTTACACCTAAAGATTTAAAAGAATTGGCAAAAGATGAAGATTGGTCTAAAGAACAAAAAACAGAAATTTTAAACATTTATAATAAAAAAATAAATATTTTAAAATCAATTGGTGCAAAAACAGGCGAATCAACATTAAGTCAAAAATATACTAATGAAATGATTAATAATACTTCTGTTAAAAATGTAAATACTGAAGTTGTAGATGATTCTGTTAATAATACTTCTGTTAAGAATGTAAATAATGTAAATACCGAAGTTGTAGATGATTCTGTTAATAATACTTCTGTTAAGAATGTAAATAATGTAAATACTGAAGTTAATAATACTTCTGTTAAAAATGTAAATAACAAAGTTGTAGATGGTTCTGTTAATAATACATTTAATAATATTAAAAAAGTATCAGAATCAAATAAAATAAAAAATAATATTAATATTAAGAATGTACTAATAAAACAAATCAACGCTCTTGAAATGACGAAAAAAACATTAATTAATAATTACGGCGAACAAGGTGTCATTGAATATAATAACAATTACAGACAAAAAGAAAAATTTTTTAAAGAAAAACTAAAAGAAATAACCGAGATAGAAAAAAATACGATTGAACAAAAGATAGTTGATTCAAAAAATACAATTGAAATAATGAATTCGGATTCTGATAACTCATACATGATCTCAGAGTTACAGTCAAAAATAGAAAAATTAGAAAATTCAATGTATGTTCCTGCCGATAATGTAAGCCCAACCAAAGATATTAAAGAAATAATTACACTGGAAAATACACAGAAATTAACTGACAGTGTCAAGTCTTATGATATGAGACAAGTAATTCAACAACAACCGAATGTTAATTTAACCAATATAAATAAAACAAACAAAATTGAAAAAGAAGAAAGTATACGTCTTTTAAATAGTTTTGGTAAATAAAAAGTGAGGCAAAATGGCTAATAAAATTGTATTTCCAAGTTACTTATCGAATGATAATTACAAATATAGAAAGGTAACTATGCACATATTGCATGCGAAGACACCAGGTTCTAACGCAGCTGATGCTTATGAACAAGCGCTTAAAAACGGTAAAAACGTTATATCTGCTACGAGTACAGCCGGCGCAACAGCAGTTAGCGATTCATTTTCAGCAATTCTTGATAATCTGTCAGCTAATAATGAAAAGTATAAAGCATTTGTTAAAGAAAGTACAGTTTTTACTATAACATTGCCATTACCTAATAATTTAACAGAATCACAAGGTCATTCATGGGAACCAACAACCGGTATTATAGGTGGTGCTATACAAGAAATAGAAAATCAGTCAATAGTTGGTAAAGGGATAACTGAACTAGCAAATAAAATACCAGTTATCGGCAGTGGTATAGCTGCAGCAGGTAATACATCTATATCAAAAGCCCTAGGATCTTTATCAGATGTTAATGGTACAAGAAAACCTTTAGGTAATCCTGGGTATTTTCAAAATTATAAAGGTACACGACCAAGGACTTTCAATTTTTCTTTTGACTTAGTACCAAATAATCCAGAAGAAGCAAAAGATATGTTAAATATTGTTCTTCAATTAAAAAAGTTCTCTTCACCAGAACTTGTAGCCGGTGGAGTTGGTTTATTAGCACCTCATTATTTTGATATTGAATTATCAAACCCGCACATTTCAAAACTTGCTAATATCAACGGTGTTGTTTTAACAAGTATCGATGTTAATTATGGAGCAGATGGAAATATGCAACAATATAGTGATGGGACGCCAAAATTTATGAATTTAAATCTTAAATTCAATGAAAGAAGAATGACAAGTAAAAACGATTATGACAAACCAAGTTAAAGGATAAAATATGGCATATTTAAAAAATTCAGTTATCGATTATGAAAATAGAATAGTTGATAACTACAGTGTCGAAGACTATTTTACATTTGACACAAAAAAAGTATTAGATTATGTTAAAACATGTACAGAAGATTATTTTGAATGGTATCAGTTAGAAAACAATGATGCCATTGAAAGAGTTGCGCATGATTTATATGGTAATGCCGATTATTGGGATATTTTACTTTTAATAAATGGAAGAGATCCACTATTTGGGTTTGTATATGATTTTGATATTGTTAATTTGACATCAATACAAATGGTTGAAAAATATGATAATGATGTTTATACAACAGCGAGTTTAACTGATATGCATAAACAATATATGCAGCAAACATATGAGAAAAAACTTAATGACCAAAATGAAAGTAATAGATTAATAAAAATAGTAAAACCATCAAGAATAAATGAGTTTTTACAAAAAGGTTACGAAAGCGGGTGTTTTAAATGAGTTTATCTTATGATAGGATATTTACCGATACTTCTTTACTGAAATCATATAATGTTAGAATTGATGATAAGGATATGTTTGAAGAAGACGTTATTTCTTTAGATATTAATTATGATTTTAATAAATTTGCAATCTCTGGTGAAATGAACATTAAAGATTCTTTTGGTTTAGAACACTTTGATATGTTATACGGAAAATCTAAAATAACAATATATGGAATGGATTTACATAAAGGTACGTTTTTGAGAACCTTTGTAATTACAAATACAGTTGTTGATACATTCAATGAAAGATTTAAAATGCTTAGGATAACGTTTGTTGATGAGTTGTATTTTAAACTTTCAAATACGTATATGAGTAAAAGTTTTAAAAATACAGATATGATTTCAGCATTAGAAGAATATTTTGAAGAATTAGAAATGGATGGTTATTTTAATATTAATGATTATTTCAGTGTTAACAAAATTGAAAAATTTATTGATAGTATAGATGTTAAGGAAGATTTTGCCGTACCACATAATGTTAGTTTACTTGATTTTTTCGTAAAATATTTTAATTATTATGGTCTAAGGTTTTTCCAAACAAGGTCTGGCGTTCATGTTCAAAAGATAAAATTTAACCAGCTAGAACATGACCAATTAAATGGAGATGATGTACTATACACCAATGATACCGACAACGGTATGTATGCTTTTTATATATTTGATCATGTCATGAATTACAATAATATAATTAACGAAAACTTAGAAAGACCAAATATTTTAAATAACACGTATGATTTAGAAAATAAAATTAATTTAGAAGACACTAAGAATTTAGACGATGTCTATGATGATATGAAATTGACTAATTATGATATGAAAGACTTAGTGAAAACAACAGGTGAAAAATATGAAGTTACTGAAGTACTTAGCTTGGAAAATCAGCAAATAGAAATAGAAAATGTATATTTCTATAATAATAATATGGAAATTGTTGTACCTGGTAACTATGAATTTAATGATATATGTAAGCTCATTAAAGTAAAAATGCAAGGAAATGTATTGGTTGATGAATCTGCACTAGAAGGAGATACATTCCATAGCGGTGATTTTTTTGTTTCGGCAATTACTGATAAATATGTTGGAAATAGAATGATACAAAAATTAACAATAAATAAATTAGATCTACCAAAAATAAGAAAGGGTAAAAAATAATGAAATTTTATAGAGCCGTTGTTGAAGATAATAATGATCCATTAAAATGTGCAAGGGTAAAAGTTAGAATATATGGTATTCATACAAAAAACAATGAAAACTCTGGAGAATTTAGTAATGTAAAAACTTCTGATTTACCATGGGCTGAAATTATGGGTGATAACACATTTGGTCTAATTAGTGGTGTTGGACTATCTAATGTATTAAGAAATGGTACATGGGTTTGGGTAGTACTAGATAACGATAATCCAAATAAACCAATAGTTATCGGCACAATTACCGGTATAGTTACTGAAAATGCTATTGGGAAACAATCAAGCGGTGAAGGTTTTTATGATCCTAATGAAATATACCCATTTGAAACTAGATCAAAAACCGAAACAGATTTTAATAGATTAGCAAAAGCCGAGAAGTTAAATGATGCGCACTACGATGAACCAGTATCAATTTATGGGTCAACGGATACTATACATAAACAAATTAATGATAATGTTGATATTGTATCAGGTGAAACAGATGGATATTCTGGTGCCGATGTATCTCAAACAGAACCGAATTCTTTAGATGATAATACCGCATATCCGAATTCTTCTGTATTGGAAACACATAGCGGACATGTAATTACGTTAGATGATACTGAAGGAAATGAAAGAGTAAGAGTTTATCATACAAGTGGATCATATATTGAGATAAGACCTGACGGTACATTTATACAGAAAAGTGTTAATACTGATGCAGAATCGCATTATATACATATGAGTGATGTACAAGAACATGTTGCAAAAGGTGTTAAAAGATATATTGAAGACAATTTAGAAGAAATAATCGGTAAAGAAGTTAAAAGATATATAAAAAGTAATCAAACCGAACATATTGGTGGTAACTTAAAATTAAAGGTTGATGGTAATTTAACTTGGGAAATTGGCGGTAATATTTCAATTACATCAGGTGGAACACAAACAACGTCAAATGGTGGCAATTATACACATACCGCGCCAAATATTTTCTTAAACTAAGGATTAACATATGGTTTTAACTGGTGTTTTTGAAGTAAAAATTAATAATAAAATTTTTAGATTTAACGAATACAACGATGTCCCAGAATCTTTTGATCATTTAATTACATGTAATTTTGATTACAAGGAAGGACCACATACTGATGAAGAACATGAAGAATTAAGTAAACTAAACTATTATTTTAAAGAACTTATGAAAAGGGAGAAAAAATAAAATGCCTGCAGCAACAAGAATTGGTGACGCCGATGTGGCGCATTGTTCTGGAATGACAAGAGCGGTTGGTTCGCCAGATGTTTTCGTAAATGGAATACCTTGGTCTAGGCAAGGTGATGTCAATACTGTGCACTTATTACCTGGGAGCCCATGTCCTCCACATGCTGCCCCTATTGCTGTTGGATCAACAACTGTATTTGTAAATGGTAAAGGGGCAGGTAGAGTAGGTGATGCAATTTCTGGATGTACTTCGGTCGCAGCCGGTTCTCCTGATGTATTTGCTGGAGGATGATATAAATAAAACAAAAGGACGATGAATGTCTCTGTATAATGATTATGTTAACCTAGAAGAAACCGAAACCGACGCAAAAGCCATTAATCATGCTATTAAAAATATTTTAACCACAAGAATTGGTTCAATGCCAGGAAAACCTACATTTGGGTCTGACTTGTATAAAATTGTGTTTTCACCGATAGATCATATTACAATCGGTATAATGCAAAGATACATAAAAGAAGCATTGAGAATCTGGGAAACTAGAATACGTGTTACAGATGTAGCTATTGAAGAAGTTCCTGAATATAATAAATTAATTGCAACAATAAAGTATGTTTATAGGGATAAAGGTTTAGATATAAATGAGCAAATATCTTTAAACTTGTTACAATAATTGAATATAAATATTAATAAAAATAGGATAAGAAATGGCAGAAATTGTAGAAACCGTACCTTTTAATTTTAACGACATATATACTGAATTACAAACTAAATTTGATGAAAAGGGTTATGATATTGAGGAAGGATCAAACACTTCCCAACTTATAACGGCTATGGCATATTTGACAAGTATGTTAAATGTAAATACTGCGGTTAATATTAATGAAACATTGTTACCGTTAGCAACGAAAAGAGATAATGCGTTAGTCGATGCTAGAATTCTAGGATATGAAATATCTCATAAACAATCTTATAAGTATAGACTGACTTTAACATTTACGGCTGGGGATCATACAATTCCAAAATATTCTGAATTTTCTGCTGACGGAAAGACTTATTATTTCATGGGTGATTCAGTTGAGCTACTTGATGTTCCTGATGGATATACTACAACAATAGATGTAAAAGAAGGTACATTATATAAATTTGATGATTATGCAGATACACTTAGAGTTATCACAGGTACAGTGAAAGATGAATATGATGAAGATGTACCCCAATATTATATTGATATTCCATATGTTGATGTTGAAGAAAACGGTATTGAGGTGTTTTTAACATATTATGATGCTGACGCTAATCTTAATTATAGAGAAACATGGTATAGATCTGAACAATTTATGGTTGATGCTGATACAGTATTAAACAAAAGATATATTAGAATGGATAACGTTGAATTTAAAACGCCAAGAATATATTTTAAATATGCTGGTATCGGACAAGGTGTAAGACAAGAAAGTATTGTTGAAATGAACATTTTGACAACAAGTGGTAAAGATGGTGGTTTAACTTCGGATTTTTCGGATCAAACTAACGCAAAAAGTATTTTTTCACACTCTTTTGACTTTTTTGAAATTACAAATATTGATTTAATCAATGAAGGATCTGAAGAAGAAGATATTGTTAGTATTCAAAGAAATGCGCCGATGTTTTATAACTCTGCAAATAGAGCTATTACTAAGCAGGATTATGTTGCATTTTGTAATAGACACCAGGCAGTTAAATATTCAGAAGTTTGGGGTGGAGAAGACGAATATCCAAAAACGCCAGGACACATTTGGTTTAGTTTCTTCCCATATACATATACGAGAGAATTTAATAAAAACGCAACGGTTACTTTGATCGAATTGGCTTCGCCAAATAATACGGATAACTGGTTTGTAGAAGATGAAGAAATATTTAATCCGGATTATGATGAAGATAAACAAATGGTGGAAAGTAACGCTGGTGTTTGGAATGTTTTAGATTATTATAAAATCCCAACTATGGTATTTCATAATAGACACCCAATTTATTTAGATTTTTTCTATGATATAAATATTCTTGTATATAACATTAAAACTAGTAAAGGTGACATTAATAACGAAGTATTTGATGTTATCAATAGCTATTTCTTAGGTACAACACAATATGATTCTTTAGAAACATTTGGTGTTGAATATTTTCACAGTAATCTTGAAAAAAGAATTGATTCAGAATTATCGGATGTTACTGGTTTTAATAATGAAGTTCAAACAAAGTTATTATTAACAAATAAAAATATATCTTACGAAAATGAAAATAAAAAAGATACAGACATCTTTATACCATTAGCCAAACCATATGAAAAAATGTATGATGAAAACGGTGTATTACAAATTAAATATATGCCTAATATTGATGGTACATTTATAGATGATGAAATTAGCGTTGATTGGTCGTCAATCGAAAATGTTGAAAAATTAGCAGATGAGAGAGTATTATCTGTTCCAATTTACTATGGTGAAAATATATGTGGGGAATATTATATATTTAATGAAATAAACGAGGATATTATGGTAAGATTGTTTATAAATAATGACATTGAAGTAAATGAAGAAACAAGATTAGATGAATATGCAAATACACCATTAAATATCGGAATGTTTCAAAATTCTGAAGGTGAAAGCATATCACAATATTTAAACTTAACATATAGATCTCCTAACTTTAAGGTAATAAAGAATGTTTTACCAAGATTAAGACAAATAACATTTGAATAAAGGTTAATTAAAAATGCTAAAAAATATATTAGATTCATTAATCCCGGAAAATATAAAGAATATTGATTTAATTAAAGATGCAATCGATATCTTTATAGAAAACATTGAAAAAAATTCTGAGATTGCTATTGATATTAAAAAGATTTTAAATCCGGAAGATGAATTTAGCGAAGATTATAAAACAATTAAAGATACATTATTAAAACTTTATTTAAATGACCTTTATAATACAATATCACAAGTACAAAAAAACGACAGTGTATTAAAAAGAATTGATAAGTACATTACAATTTATCAGCTTGACGAAAATCAATCAAAGTTATTAAATGATGTTGAATTAATGCTTAACTTTGAACACTTTATTGCCAATAAAGCGTTTAAACAAAAAAAAGGAACTAAGGCAGGTATTGAATATATCTATAACCTTGTTGACTCATTAAATAATTTTGAAGATGAAAAATATCCTTTTACATTAATAGAAAATAAAGAATTTGATTTTTCTATACAAGGAAGTATCGTAGAAGAATTGTATAATCTTATTGTAAAACCAATATCACACCCATTAGGATTTACTTATACATACACACAAATTGTATTGTTAATGCTACAAGATTATTTCAACATCGAATTTATTTACAAAAACGTAGAAGTTGAGGTTAGATGTTTATTTGGTAATACATTATCTTTCGATGGATCGGCTGTTGTAAATATTATAGAAACAGAAGAAGATGGTAAAAAAATTAAACGTGTATATTTTGATAACGGTGAAGTACTTGAACAAAAAATATTTCCTATTGATGTAACATTATATAATTCTGATGGCAGTATTAAAAATCATTTTGACGAACATTGTTCATTATTTTTAAAATATGATATAGATGTAAAAATTTTAACTGAAGATGAGTTGTTATTTAGAGTAGATAAAACTTTATATGATTTTTTCTGGGATTTGGAAGGTATTCCAGCTAGAATAGGTAACGAACTAATCATAGGCGAATTCAAAATTGGCGGATGGGAAAGACGGTATATACAGGAAGAATTGAACAAACATGTTAAGTTCTTTGCGACTAAAGACAATACTTCATATCAGTTTTGGTCTGAAGATGAAAGTTTTGTGGTTGGCACATCTATAGTTGGTGAAAGATATATTGGTAAAGGGCCAGTTACTGTTCAAACAGATACTTCTGAGTATTATGATATTAGAAATGCTGAAGAAGAATTTAGTATAACAACAATATAAATAAAATAAAAGGTAATTTAAATGACAGATAATATTCAAAAATTTAAAGGTCATCTAACTATAGAAACTGTTGACAAAGATGGTAATGTAGTTGATAGATGGGCTGATAATAATATGATTATGAATACAGCTAGAACTAACATGGCTAGGTTGATTTCTGGTATGAATACAGGGCAATATATTAATAAATTAGTTCTAGGTACTGAAGGGCACCAAGGTTCGGACTATTTACTTGTTAAAACCGCAGATGATGGGTTTGTAAAAGAAAGAACAGAATTATTTTCAGAGGAATCTGGGTCATTCACATACCCGATTACTTTTGAATCGACCGGTATTAGTGGAGACTTCAATTTAATATCAGAACCAGATGCCGACGAAACATCTACAATAAATGTTGTACAAAATGATACTGATGTAATTTATACTATTGAGATCCCTAATGAAAATGGTAACGACGGTGATACTGTTGTTTATACAGAAGCAGCATTATACGCAGATGATTTAATATTTTCTATGAAAACATTCAAAGGTAAAATTAAAGATGATTCAGTTACTTTAAGAGTAATTTGGAAAATATCACTATAATATATAGTTATAAATAAAAACAAAAAAGGAGAATTTATGGCAAGAACCACCGTTCAAGAATTTAAAGACGATTATCTTGTAGTAGATGGTATGCTTGGTAATGCCTTTAATCTTAATAAAGCGCCAGAACAATTAAAAGAAGAAATTGAATATAACGCTACTATATTAGATGAACACCAAATACTGTTGGATGTATTACAGGGTAAAAACCCATTGGAATGGGTGTCTAACTACCAAGGTGTTGGATATAGCATAGACGATTATGTATTTTGGAATGATAGTGTTTGGAAAAGTACAGCAAATAATAACTTAGAAGAACCCGGTACAGAGGACCTAGGCGGTCTTTGGGAATTTGTAGAATTGACTGCTGCTGGTGGCGGTGCAGGTGCAGGTGATATATTCCAAGAAGTTTTTATATCAACAGCTGGTCAAACAGAATTTGAAATTGGTGTTAAAATTGAAAATGTTTTAGTTTTTATTGACGGTATTTTAGTTAAAGAAGCAGATTATCAAATATTAGACTTTTCGGTTTTATTTAATTACCCTTTAAGGGAATTTGCAGAAGTTCATATTGTTTATAATACAGGTGTTCCTTTTGATACATCATATATTAAAACAGCGCAAGAATTTATTGCGGAAGATGGTCAAATAGTTTTAAATGTAAAGTATAACATTAATAACGTTGATGTTTTTGTTGATGGTATTATGTTAACAAGAGATATGTATTCTGCACCAGACGGAGAAACTATATTTTTTACTAACCAATTATCAGAAGATGAAGTAATAATTGTTAATAGTTTTGGTGTCGTTAATTTTGCCGACATATATACAAAAGATGAAGTTGATAAAAAATTCATAGATTTATATGAAATTTATGCTGTGAAGAGTGAAACATTATCAAAGTCTAATACAGATCCATATTCGCCAAGTTCAGTTTATCACCCTGCAACCAAAGGTTATGTCGATGCAATGGCATCAAGTGCAGGTGGAAATGTTGAAATAACCAAAGGTTATGAATTTTCTGGAGGATCTGGTGAATCTACTTTTGATTGTGGTAGTGATGATGCATATATACCTGGTTCAGTTGATGTTTATATAAATGGTTTACAATTAAATTCTACTGATTATACTGCGGCTGATGGAAGAAATTTTACTTTAAATTATGTTCCAGAATTAAATGATATTATAAAATTAGTTGCGTACGGTGGTGCCGATGTTTATAACAAATCACAAACAGATCTTTTAATTGAAAATTTTGCATCAAAAACAGAAAGCAATAACTTCTTACAAGAGTGTGAATTTATAGAAACAAAAGATACTGTGTATAACTTGTCAGGAACAGTTATAGACCCAGCAAACGGCATGATACAGCAAATTGTGGTATCAACAGCAACTTCATTTACTGAGAATATTGATAATGGCCAGGTTGTTTTACTAAATATATTAAATGGTAGTTCATCATTGCTTACTTGGCCCCAAATAACATGGAGTACACCTGGCGGTTTACCTCCGATATTAAACACTGTTGATACTGTTGTCATATACAAAGTTAACGATGTATTATACGGAACTCATTCAGGAAATGCATAATGGCAGATATTAAAAAAATACTAACATCCATGAATGATGGTCTTGGAGAAGCTAAGCTAGTACAAACATATAGTACATCTAGTTCAAATGATGGTTATACATATACATATAGCACACAAATTGGCACTGCCGGGTATAAAAGAAAACTTATTATAGCAGCTGGGTACAGGAGTTCAAATGGGATTTCCGTTACTGCTTGCACTGTAAATGGATTGAGCGCAACAAGAGTCGTGCATGATCTTTATGCGGCTGACGGTTGTACAGCCTGTGCAATTTTTTGCATAGATTTTGATAATACGGACACTTCAGCAAATATAGTAATAAGTACATCTGGTGGTTTTGCTATAGATTCAGGTATGACTATGTGGAATGTTGAAGGTCTTTCAAGTATAATTCCAAAAAATGTAAAAAGTGTACTTAATGCAGATCCACACAATCTATCATTGCCAGCATATAAAGGTGGTTTCATTGCAGGTTTTGTTTATGATAACGGTGCTTCAGGTGGATCAACATGGACTGGATTAATTGAAAGTTCAGATAACTGGAAATCAACAAGCGCATATATTATACCAGAACAAGATGAACCATCAAGGTATATTTCAGCAAATATTTCACAATTGGCGTACTCAGTGGGAGTGGCAGCCTCGTGGTCAAAGGATTAAAAAAATGTATTTAGAAAAAATTAACGGAGTATTTCATCCGATTACAGAAAATGAAATTAGGAATAAACACAACAGAACTTCTTTTCCAAAGAATTATGATTTTACCAAAATTGGTTTTTTTGAATCTGTTGTTACTAATGTTGGTTATTTACCAAAAAACTTTATTAAAAGAAACAACGATGGCGAATTATATAATTTTTACTTAGATAAGCCAAACAACGAAGGTTTTTTTGATGTAGATGAAGATTCTGAAAGAGATTTTTTAATAAAAAGATTAAATGATGAAATATCTAATTTATTAAATAAAACATCAAGAGAATTTGGATATGATAGCATTGTTTCTGTTAGAAGTTATGTTGGTTTTGAAAATGAATATCAAGAAGAATGTATAAAACTTGCAAATTGGTCTGTGGAATGTTGGAAAAAGTCAGTATTTTTAATAGAAACAATAAAAAAAGAAGATATTTCTAATATTTCGATTAATAATTTAATTAATGAAATTCCTAGATATAAATAAATTAAAAGGAAATATTAATGGATTCTATAAGAAAACCAATATATCATTTTGAAACGTTATCATCGACAGGCATATATGAAATACCTGTTGGTAGAATAATTGCGGTAGAAGATATAAACGGTAAATCAAAGCTATTTTTAAAAATTACAAACGATTTTATTAGTGTTAATTCAACTATACAGGATTTTATAGATAGTGATGATTCAAGACCAGTATCAGGTGTAGAATTAAATGATTTATACCCAGAATTTTTATCAAAGTCTAATACAGATCCATATTCGCCAAGTTCAGTTTATCACCCTGCAACCAAAGGCTATGTTGATTCAATGGCGTCAAGTGCAGGTGGAAATGTTGAAATAACTAAAGGTTATGAATTTACTGGTAATGGTAGTACAACAACTTTTGATTGTGGACGTGATGATGCATATATATCTGGTTCAGTTGATGTTTACCATAATGGGTGGCAATTAAATTCTACTGATTATACTGCGGCTGATGGAAGAAATTTTACTTTAACAAATTTAGTTCCTGCGGTTGGTGATGTTATAAAATTGGTTGCTTATGGTGGTGCTGATGTTTATAATAAAAGTCAATCAGATTCTTTATTTTTAAAATTAAGCGGTGGTTCTATTTTAGGTGAGTTAACAACTCTTGAAACAAAAGATACTGTTAGTGAGGTGACTACTTCATTATTGGATCCTTCTACAGGTATGATAAAATATAAAATATTATCAGGGTCCGTGATATTCACAGAGTCAATCCAAGAAGGCCAAGTTATGCTATTACAGCTAACAAATGGTGGATCATACACAGTTACATGGCCAGAAATAACATGGTGTTTAAAGGACGCAGCTGCACCGGAATTATCTACAAATGATACTGTTATATTATTTAGAATTAACGGTACATTATACGGAACACATTCAGGAAATGCATAATGTCTATATTAAAATCTATCATAGGAATTCAAGATTCTGAAACAATAATAGAAACAACTTATTTAGGTAATGGCACCAATTCTGAATATGAAGTTAACGGCGCAGGATTAATTGTAATTGCTGGAATGAGAACATCTTCTAGTAACCCAGTTCTAACAACCGCTGCGGTAAATGGTTCTGCTGTGCAATTTCAGACTGTCTTTTATGGTGGTGGCGATTGGAAGTGCGGTACTTCAACATTACATAAAGTAGGAGTATATTCATATTTTGAAGTTCCTCCTGGAAGAAACACTGTTTCGGTTTATAGTTCGTCGTCTTCAGAATTCCAGTTTTTTTTAAAGGGCGCAAAATCTATAAGGTACGCTCAATCTAATATAAATAGTAGGTCAATACAATTAAACCCAGGCGAAGCGGTTGTCACTGCAATATCTTCTGAGAAAAACGCATGTACCCCAGCGCAATCATCTGTAATGTCTACGGTTTATAGAAACAATGACCAAGCTTATGCATATAAAGACGCAACTGAAGCTGGTTTATCAGGATACATAACTACTACAACGTATGGACGAGGTGGTTATGCAATATTTACACCATAAGGAAAAATAATGTACGCAAAAGTAATAAATAACGAATTAATAAAATACCCATATACTATTAGGGATTATAAATTAGAGAATAAAAATTTATCTATTCCAAAAAATATAGATTTGGCTGAGCTGGAAAATGTTGTGTCTGTTGAACCAGGTGATGAAACGGATTTAGTTGATTACAGCGTAACTGCTAGTTTAATTAATGGAAAATGGAAAGAAGTTTATGTTGACAATATGACGCCTGACGAATCTCTTGTTTACAAAAAAAGAAGAAAACTAGGATTTTTAACGGTAACTACACAAAATGGCAATATATTTAATGCAAATGAAACTGCAAGAAATAATATGTTAAGTAAAATCATCGCTATGGAATTTAACAATGAAACTTCTGTTGAATGGCATATGTATGATAATCAGGATGTAGTCATAACTATAGGCGAGCTTAAAGAAGCGCTATCTCTAGCAATAGATGCGGTTGGAAAAATTGTTAAAGGAGAATTTAATGAGTAAGATAACAGATATTATACAGCAAAATTATGATATTTCTGATTTTGATGATGGGCATTTGTTTTCAACAAATGGTTACCAAAAATTAAGTAACGGCTTAATTATTCAGTGGTATAACGTAACAATAGGACCAGATAGAAACCAAACATTTACACATCCTTTAGCTTTCCCAACAGGATGTCTAAATGGTGCAGCGACAAAAGGTGGCGGGCAAGTACCAACTGATTCATACACAGGTATATATAATTTATCAAAAACAGCGGTAACTGTTGCTAACGGTACAAATAGTACACAGACTACTCGTCTAATATTAATAGGCCATTAATATAATTTTAAATAAAAAATAAAAAGGAAAAATAAATGAAATACGCATATATAGAAAAAGATACAAATAAACTTTTAGGTTGGTATGATGATACAATTCATAATGATATTCCAACACCAAATATTGAGGTTACCGATGATCAATGGCAAAACGCTATAAATAGTAACCATAATAAAATTAATAATGACGGAAGTTCTGAACAATTTGATTTTAGATCTGATGATGAAAAATTAGAAGACGAAAAAAACAATAAAATTTCAGATGCAAAGGAATATTTGAATTCAACTGATTGGTACTATGCTAGACAGTTAGAAACCGGTGAAAATATTCCAGAAGAAATTAAAAACAAAAGATCTGAATATAGAAAAATATTAAAAACTTTAGGACTATAATATGAGTAAAGTTTCTGAATATATAGGTGATATTAAAACCATACCTGAAAAATTTTCAATTGAAGGTGGAACAATAACCGGTGGATTAACTGTTGCCGGCGGTGATATAGTACTAGGTGGTAGCGGTAGAATTCAAGGTATTGACATAATAACAGACGTAACAGATGCGGTTAGTAAGTCTTATGTCGATAATGCTATAAATGAAATTGATTTCAGTGGGGTGTTAAGCGATGATGGGAAAAACCTTAGTACAAATGGATACCAAATATTAAGTAACGGTTTAATTTTTCAATGGGGTCAAACAACTGCGAGTGGTAACATTACGTTTCCTATATCGTTTAAAGCATCGTGTTTAAACGTTCATGTTACAGAATATAATTATGGTGTAAACGGGTCTGAAAAAGTAACTATTACAAATGTATCTAATACTGGATTTACAATTACCAGGAATGCTACATTGGGTTCATATTGGTATTTTGTAATAGGTTATTAAATAATATATAAATATTTAAAATTAAGATTTCTTAATTTGGTTTAAAATTGAGATATTTAAGTCTCGACAAAAAGGAGAAATAAATGGCATATAAAAGAAAGCCAATATACGTATTTAAAAACTTAGATTCTAACGGTGTATTTAATGTACCAGCCGGTCGGGTTGTTTTGATAGAAGAAACAGGAAATGGCCCAAAAGCAGTAATTAAGAGTTCAAACAACGGTTTATCTATTTCAGCGACAGCCGGAGATTTATTATTAAGCAATTCATTTAGCGAAATTGGTAAAACTAACGTATTAGAGCTAGATAATACAGATCCATATTCACCAAGTTCAGTTTATCACCCTGCGACCAAAGGTTATGTCGATACAATGGCATCAAGTGCAGGTGGAAATGTTGAAATAACCAAAGGTTATGAATTTACCGGTAATGGTAGTACAACAAGTTTTGATTGTGGTAGTGATGATGCATATATACCTGGTTCAGTTGATGTTTATATAAATGGTTTACAATTAAATTCTACTGATTATACTGCGGCTGATGGAAGAAATTTTACTTTAACAAATTTAGTACCTGATAATAACGATGTTATAAAATTGGTTGCTTATGGTGGTGCCGATGTTTATAACAAATCACAAAGTGATAATATTTTCTTAAAATTGAGCGGTGGTACAGTTTCGGGTAAATTGACTACTCGTGAAACCCAAGATACAGTTTATGATTTATCTGGTAACGTGATAGATCCTGCCAACGGAATGGTTCAACAAATTATTTTAGGCAATGATACAACATATTCTGAAAATATTGAAAATGGGCAAATTGTATTATTAAATATATTAAATGGATCGTCTTTTAATATAACATGGCCAACAATACAGTGGAGTACAAATTCCGGGACTGCACCTGAACTAAATTCTGTTGACACTGTTATATTATATAAAGTACACTCAATCTTATATGGTACTCATTCAGGGAATGCATAATGAATAATAAAATTTTAGCAGGAATGGGCGCAGATCTCCCTGGTTTAAAAACAGATTCTATTTCAGGTGTAAATATTGGAAGGTCTGCTGTATACAGTACTAGAAATATAAGTATCACTGTTCCAAGTGGAACAAAATGTTTAATATTTGGCCATCATAGTATTAGAAATGGAGGTGCTAATGCTAGAATACATTCGGTAAAATTCAACGGTGTTGGTATGACACTTGGATCAAGCGCATATAGAAGTGCAGAATATTCGGCACATTTAGGGTTTTGGTTTATAAACAAACCACCAATAGGTACATTCACATTGTCATACAGTGTGTATAGTGGGCCTAATTATTCTGGCGGGAGAGTTTATTTTTTAAAAAAAGAAATGATATCATTTACACCAAATGATTCCGGGAGTGATGTAGATGGTAACGGTAACCCAATGGTGACATCAGTTAATGCATACGAAGGTGGGTTAATGTTAGCTTCATGGACATCTTTTAACGGTAATCCATCAATAACATACCTTAATAAAGACACCACCGAAACTAATTATGGCGCTATTGGTTCTCTCGTACCGAGCCAGAATTTAATAAATAAGACAATATATGCATATTATTTAGGTCAATATTACAACCAAGGACTACATGTAATATCTTATAACAAAGATAATTTTAAATAGGAGAAATAATGAAATTAGCCAAAATAGAAAATGACGAAGTAATTAAATATCCGTATACGATAACTGATTATAAAAACGAAAACCCAAACATTTCGTTATCAAAAAGTTTTAAACTAGAAGATGAGGAAAACATAATCATAATTAATGAAAAACCATTACCTGATTATTTTTATACTGATGTTGTATTGAAGAATATAAACGGAATATGGGAAGAAGTTTATGAAGATAACCGAGCATCTGAAGAAATAGAAAAAATGAGCAAAGAATATTTAATTGAAGAATCTATGCATTACCTTCACTCAACAGACTGGGTAATAACAAAAATAAATGAAGAAAAAATTTTAGAAAATGATGTTTCAAGTTTAATTGAAAAGTATGCAGACATTATTGAAAAAAGAAAATTTTACAGAATACAATTGAATGAATTAGGGGTATAGTATGAGTACGATATTTAAAAGTGTAGACAGTATTAAGTCAATTGATGAAAAATTGTCAGCAGATGACATAAAAACAATAAACGGCGCTAGTATTGTAGGACAAGGGGATGTTAGCGTACAAAGCATAGTAACAGGCACAATAATAATTAAAGCAAATACTGATGTGCCTAGTGGTTTTTTAGAATGTAATGGTGCGGCATTATCTAGGACAACTTATAAAGAATTGTATGATATTATTGGTACAACTTATGGTGCCGGTGATGGATCATCAACATTTAATTTACCTGATTTAAGAGGTGAGTTTATTAGAGGTTGGGACAATGGTAGAGGTGTTGATACTGGAAGAAATATTGGTACAAGTCAAAGCGATACAATAAGAAATATTACCGGTACATTTACAGATATACGTGTTAGACTTAACGGGATTACTACCACCAGCGGTGCGTTTACAAGCACAAACGGCGTATATAGCGCGGACTCAAGTAACGGATCAGCAATAACTAAAAACTATAACTTTGACGCATCGAATGTAGTACCAACATCTAATGAAAATAGACCACGAAATATATCAATGATGTACTGTATTAAATACTAAGGGGAAAATATGAATATATATAATTACAATAAGCAAACAAAAGAATTTATCTTTGAAAACACGGCAAGAGAAAATCCTTTAGAAAAAGGAAAGTTTTTAATTCCAGCAGATTCCACTACGGTATCTCCTTTAGATAATAAGGATGGTTTTGCAGTATGTTTTAATGAAGAAAAAGAAAAATGGGAATACATAGAGGATAATAGAGGTATTTGGTACAACATCAGAGAAAAAGTTGAAATAACCCATCTTGGGCCAATAGATAATAAATTAACAAGAACGCCTGTTGAACTATCAGCTGATGAGGTTTTACAACAGGAATTAGATAATACAATTATGAAATATAAACAATATTTAAATGATACTGATTTTTACATTATTAGAAAAATAGAAGAAGGAACTGACGTGCCGGAAGAAGTATCTAAACTTAGATTAACTTATAAAGAATTTCTTAGATCAAACGACATATCTTTTAATAATACTATTTAAATAAATAAGGTAATCTTGCATTAAATTACAGGATTACCAAAACTACTTATCAAATTAATCTTTTTTTAATAATAAATATAATATAATAAAACAATTAAAATAAAGGAATTTAATGAATGACACATATATTTTAAACACAAATAATTTAGTCCCTGAAAAATCAAAAGAAAAAATATTTTTTGGTGAATATTCAGGATTCCAAAGATACGACAATCCTACTTATTCTTTTGCTGTAGATATTGAAGAAAGACAAAGAAACGCGTTTTGGAATCCAAATGAAATCTCCATGTCAACAGACGCTCAAAAATTCTTTGAATTACCTGAATTCATTCAAGAAATAATGATTAGAATTTGGTTATTCCAAACTCTTATGGACTCAGGGCAAAATAAAGGGTTAGAAGAAGTTATTGCTGAACTTTGTACAAATCCAGAATTTGAAGCAATGTTTAAAACTTGGGGATATTTTGAACTTATCCATAGTTTATCATATTCACATTTACTTAGAGGTATATTTTCGGATGCTTCAGTTATCTTTGATAGAATTAAAGACTATCCTGAAATTCAAAAGAGAATAGATAAAGAAGTCGAACTATATTCTAGAGTTAAAAGAATAAATGAACTTGAAACTTTAGAAGAAAAGAAAAAATTAGTACTTGAATTATTAGTTAACATTTTTGCATTAGAAGGTATTAAATTTTATATTTCTTTTTTAGTAACTTATATTATTAATAATGCTTATAATAATAAAATTACTGGTGCAACTAGAATTATTAAATTAATTAACTTTGATGAAGATTTACATACTACTATGGGTAATGGTACAATTAACATTTTAAAGAAAGAATCTACAGAAGGTTTCAAAGAAATTATGGAATCGCAATGGTATAAAGACATGGTTAAATCTACACTTATGAAAGTATATGAAGATGAAAAATCATGGGCTACATACTTAAGAAGTATTGGTAACATTCCAGGGTTAACTGAAAAAGTAGTTGACCAATTCTTAATGTACTATGTAGATATGAGATCTGTTCAAATTGGTGAAGAAAAGATTTTTAATCAAGAAAAAACAGATGTTGTTCAATGGTTTGAGAATTACAAAGATTTAAATAAGGACAATGCTGCACTACAAGAATCTGATTTAGCAGTATATAGTATTGGTATTATGAAAAATGATGTCCCTGATGGGATTATTGAATTTGATTTTAAAGCAAAGGTTTAATGAATGGCTAAAAAGAATAAAGCAAAAAGATACAATAAATCATCAATACAAAATTTATCAGCAGCAATCACTGCTGGTGAAAAGGTAAATGTTTCCAACCAAGATTCGGTTAAAAGAATTACGGTTATTAAAAGAGATGGTAGAAAAGAGTTATTTAAACCTGAAAAAATGAGAAACGCATGTATGTGGGCGTGTGAAAACAAAGATTTTATGGCTGATGAATTAATTAGAGATACAGAAATAAAACTACATAAAGAAATTCATATCAAAGATATGTTTCAACAATTGATTGTTACAGCAGTTAATAAAATAAGCATGTTACAACCAATGTGGGAAGATGTATCAGCTAAATTACAATTAATGTCTATTTACAAAGAAACATATAATATTAGTACAACATCAGAATACCCACATATTAAAGATATCTTACATAAAGGTATTGAACATAAAATTTATAATAAACAAACGTTTAATTCATATACAGATGAAGAACTTGAAGAAATAAACAATGCAATAAAACCTGAAAGAGATTTAATCTTTAACTATAAAGGTTTAGTTACAATGTTTGATAAGTACTGTTTAAATTATTCTAAAACTAAAAAATTAGAACTACCTCAACATGCGTATATGAGAGTCGCCTTAGCATTAATGGTTAATGAAGAAGATAGAGTTAAAAGAGTTATTGAGGAATATGACGCGATTTCTACACATGATTATACAGTAGCGACTCCTATTATGTTAAATTCTTTAACACCAGGACAACAATTAAGTTCTTGTGTATTAAATACTGTTGATGATGATTCACATTCTATTTTAGATACAGGTAAAAACTTAGGAATTTATTCTAAATTTAAAGGTGGTACTGCTTTAGATATTTCAGCAATGAGAGCTAAAGGCGGTTATATTGAAGGCACTCAAGGTTATTCAAGTGGACCAGTACCATTTATGAAATATTTTGAGAGTATCATGAAAGCTTGGAATCAAGGTGGTAAAAGACCTGGTGCATTAGCAATATATTTCAATTGGTGGCACTTAGATGTACAAGATATTCTTTCATTAAAATCAAACGGTGGTACAGATGAAAATAGAGCAAGAGGTTTACAATATGCTATCAAATTAAATAGATTTTTTGAACAAGCTTTTATCAATGATGATGATGTTACATTATTTGACCCAAAAGATGTACCGGATTTACTCGGTAAAGTTGGTGAAGAATTTGAAACAATTTACAACAGATATTTAAATAAAACAACTGTTAGAAGAAAAGTTATTAAGGCTAGAGAACTTTGGAAAAAGATTTTTAAAGAAAGATCTGAAACTGGTAATATTTACTTATTTCATGAAGAAAACGTAAATGAAACAACAATGCTTAATAGATATATTGGTAGTTCAAACTTGTGTACGGAAATAGTACTCCCAAGTAGAGCAAGTAAAACCATCAGCGAAGAATTGGTAACAATGGAGGCTGGTGAGAAAAGAATTGTTAAAAGATATGAAGCTGGAGAAATTGCGTTATGTAATTTAAGTTCAATCAATGCTGAAAAGTGGTTCTATAAAAATGAAGAAGAAAAATGGAAACTTATTAGAACAATGGTAAGAGCTTTAGATAATACTGTTGATTTAGCAAATTATCCTGTTAAAGAAGGTAAAAATTCTAACTTAATGTATAGATATTTAGGTATTGGTATTTTAAATCAAACAAATTATCTTGCGCTAAAAGGTATTGTAATTGATTCACAGGAATCTGCTGAAGAACAAGATAGGTTATGGGATGAAATTAGTTATATGTTAATTACGGCATCTGTTGAATTAGCAATTGAAAAAGGTAAATTCGAAAAGTTCCATGAAACAGAATGGTCTAAAGGAATTTTACCAATTCATAAAGCAAATAAAAATGCGTTTGAATTAACTGAATATGAACCAGACTGGGAAAGATGGAATGAATTAGCTGATAAAGTAAAAAGATATGGTATTAGGAATGCACAGTTAATGGCAATCGCTCCTACAGCTTGTCAAACTAAAGATGGCGACATTCAAACAGAAGAAGGTGTTAAAACACTTGAACAAATTATGAATGAACAAAATATTAATCATAATGAAATAGAAGAAAATGGTATACAAGGTTGGTATGAATTTAACACAAAACAAGTAATCCCGACAAGATTTGGTAATAAAGAAGTTTCAAGAATATGGTATAATGGTAGAGTACCAACAAAGAAAATTACACTTGAAGATGGTAACACATATGAGTTTTCGTTAAATCATAGACTATTAGTTAGATTTGAAGATGGTTCTGAAGATTGGGTATATGTGAATGATTTGAAAGAAAATATGGAAATTGTTAATATCTGACGTAGTAGGTGGTAATTTATACATATAATAAATATATGTATAAAGGACCGTATATGAAGAAAAAGAGAAGAAGCCCATATAATATTGAAAATGTAATGGAACGAGACAATTGTACAAGAGAAGTTGCTATTGAAACAATAAATGAATTAAAATCGAGAACATCTGGATCTAAAGGTTCGTTTATTAAGAGATATGGTAAAGAATTAGGCGAACAACAGTATAAAGAATTTTGTGAAAAGTCTGCTATTACAAAAGAAAAATTCCAATCTAAATATGGTGATAAATGGGAACAAAAATGGAACGAGTATCTACAAACAAAAGATAGTATGTCACTAGAATTTCATATAAAAAAATATGGTAAAGATATTGGAAAACAAAAGTATAATGAAAGAAAACAATCTGTTATTCAAACACTTGATAATATGATAAAAAGATATGGTAAAGATATTGGGACACAGAAGTATAGCGAAATGATAGAGAAAAGAAGTTATTCTTGTACTAAAGAAGGTCTTATAGAAAAGTTCGGTGAAGATAAAGCATTAGAAATATGTAAAAGCAGAATAAACAGAGGTGAAGATAACGGTATGTTTGGTAGACCATCGCCGGAAGGGTCAGGTAATGGGTGGTCTGGGTGGTATAAAGGTAAACATTTTAGAAGTTTATTAGAATTATCTTATATGATTTATTTGAGTGAGAACAATATTGATTATAAAACAGCCGAAACTAAAGAATATGAAGTAATATATGAGTATAATAATGGTAAAATAACATATAGGCCTGATTTTATAGTAGATGAAAAAATTATAGAAATTAAACCGTCAAATTTAGTCAATACTGAAATTAATAAGATAAAATTTATTGAAGCAAAAAATATTTTTGGGAAAAACTTTAAAGTACTTACAGAAAAAGATTTTCCTCAACTAAGAGACATAACAAAATTCATAGAAAATGGAGATGTTAAATTAATGGATAGATATCAAAGGAGATATGATGAAAATTACAAAAATTGAAGAAAGTTATTCACATACATGGGATATAGAAGTACCAGAAGTACACGAATATATTTTAGGTAATGGTTGTGTTAGTCACAATACCTCAGGTAAAGCAGTTAATGCTATTGAAAGTACTGAACCAATACATGACTTTTTCTATAAAGAAGAAGGTACATTAACTATTCCAACCGTTGTACCAAACTTTAGAAAAAATAATCAGTATTATAAAAGATCTTTTGAATGTGATCAATATGCTTTAATTAAAAATGCATGTGTTAGACAAAAATGGATTGACCAAGCACAATCTGTTAATGTTTATATTTCTAAACCAGATTCATTGATGGAGATGGCTAAATTACATATGTATGGATTCCATTATGGACAAAAAACGTTTTATTATTTAAAACAACAAAAACAATCAGATGATTATACTTGTGAATCATGTACTTAATTGTGCATGATTTAATATTAGTTTAATAATATTTTGATATAATATAATATATAAAATAAAAAGGAGATATAAATGATTCATAATGTACAAAAAACAGGTGAAAATAAATTTTTAATTAATGATTCTGTTCTAATTAATGATTTGTCTATTAATGAAGATGGTAATGTTGTTTACGATATTGGTTATAAAGAATCTGATTTGACTGAATCTGAAGCAGTTGAATTAGCAGAAGAATTTTTAAAAAATGCAATTGATAGTTTTATTAAAGCAAAAGAAAGTTAAACTTGTTTTAATATAAAAAATGATATAATATAATATATAAACAAAAGAAGGAAAGAAAATGTTTTTAGACAGTAATTACGTATTAGGAAATGAATTAGTTCAAAAGATGGATATCCATATAGCAAATGTATCAATGGTTGCAAGAAATTTGGAAAAAGTTGGTAACTATGAGGATATTGTTAAATTAGGAAATTGTACTTTTATTAATAAAAAATCATTATTTTTACCAAAAAATATTGTAAGAGGTATTATTACAAACGATTTCACACCAATGTATAATAAATTACCGTGTACTTATGTACATCAAGAGTTCCAAACATCGCAATCAAAATTACTAAATTCAAACTTTATAAAGGGTATTGTTGAAGTATCTGGTAAAAAATTCTATGAATTTGAAGATAAATTTATTGAAGACATTCACGAGAAAGTACTAAATATTTTAGATAGAGAAGATGCATTAGATTGTTTTGATAATGGTGATATTCTTGGTTATGTTGAATTGTCTAAAAACAAATTCTTAACTTGGTATTAAAAGGAAAAAAACATGGCAACTTACGAATACAAATGTATTAAGGCGGAATGTAAAGAGTTTAATAATATTAAAACAATTAATATTCCTATAAATGAATATAATGAAAATAAATTACCAAGATGCAAAACATGTGGTAAACCAACTGTTAGAAATTATACAGTATTTGGACATCAGACTTTTGGTGATGGGTATAAAGGATAAATTTGACACAAATAATATTAATTAATGGTAAAAAAAGATCAGGTAAAGATTATACGGCATCGGTTTTACAAGAAGAATTATATAAAAATAAGAAAACATCGGAAACATTATCATTTGCAGGCCCTATTAAAGATATTATTGCTGAGTCGTTTAGAATAAGTCATGAAGATTTAGACAATTTTAAGAATGATGAAGAATCTATCATTGTTAGAAAAGATGGTATGCAAACAGTATTAACGGACTTCAGAAAGATATTACAAAATTTTGGTACCGAAGCAATGAAAAAGTATTTTGGTGATGATGTATGGGTTAAATTGTTATTAGAAAAAGCAAATAAATCATTTGTTGATTATGTCATTGTTACTGATTTTAGATTCCCTGAAGAATACATTAATGAAGCTATTACAATCAGAATTAAAAATTCTGATGTAGATTATAGTAAAGATCCTCATTTATCTGAAACATCTTTGAATGATTTTGTATTTGATCATACAATCGATAATACTGGATATAGAGATATCTCAAGCGATATATCTGAATTGGTTAATAAAATTATTAAACCCTAATTGTTGGTAAATTTATATCTTCAATTTCGTAATAATCAAACTTAACTTCAACTGATAGTGTTTGTTCTGTAGCATCATCAGTGGTATCAAGATTTATATCACCGATGCTCTCAATTCTACAATTAGTAAAGTTAAATTTTAAAATTTTGTTTCCTTTATTATTGTTTAATTGCACCCAAAAATCAAAATCAATATTTGCGAAAGAAGCATTTTCTATTGATATATTTTCTTTAATTTTTTTCATGAATTCTTTGTATACATTAAAGTCTTCATCTATTAAAAATTCAAATGATAAGTTATTGTATGTAAGAGTATCTCCAGTTAAATTTAATTTAGCAGATCCTCTACTTCCAACATCTGGGTGATTGAAATTTATACCAGGTATATTTAATGTTGTCAAATAAAATTGTATGTTTTCAAATTTATTTGATCCTGCAACCCAGTTAGTTTTTTGAGCAAAATTATTATAATTCACTAAAAATCTCCTTTTTTTAAATAACTTTTTTATATAATATTTATATAAAGATAAAGGCAAATCAAATGGAAAAATTAAAAAAACGTCAAAAACACAATTATACCAGCGAGTTAGAATTAAAATCTTTACTCATAAGAGTAAAAAATAATAAAAATAACGTAGGTACAGAAAAATATAATTCTACAATAAATAGATATATTAAAACCCATACAAAAATAAATAATAAAAAATACACAAATCCACAAAAAAGAAATATAACAAAAGCTAAATTAAAAAAGAGAATTATTGAATTGTCCGAAATTACAAAGACAGATAAAGTTACATATGAAAGATTTGGAACGGTTATTTTATTAATGATTAAAAATATTCTAAAAAAACCACAATTCAGCGGGTACACATATAGGGATGATTTTTATTCAGACGCAGTACATAAAATATTAAAATATCTACATAATTTTGATCATACAATGATAAGTGAAAGAACTGAAACATTAGTAAATTCATTTGCATATATATCACAAATTATTCATAATAGTATCCTATTTATTATTAATACTAAAAAGAAAGAAAACGAACATCTCAAAAAACAAATCGGGTTTGAATCGTTAAATCATAATTTAAAATTATCTGATACTAATTGTAATGCAAGTACATACGAATATGAAAAGTACATTATTAAAGAAATAATAGAATTAAAAACAATAAATACATCTTTATATGATGAAATTAAAAAAATTACTGATAACATAGATTTAGAAAAATTATATCAAATTAATGTGATATATCCTAAAGATTATGTGATTTCTTTTGAAGAATATAATAAACTAAAAAATATATTGAAATTAAAAATAAATATAATAAGGGAAAGATAATGGATTATAATATTGACGATTACCCACTTTTAATTAATAAAGTCATTAAATATATTGAAAAGGTCAAAAGAAAAGAAAAAAATATTTCAATGTCTGATATAATTATTGATTTTAGTATCAAAAAAAATATAGATATTGATTTATTGGGTGATGCAATTAGCACGGATGCATATTTGAAATCTTATATTGAAAAAGATTGTGAAGTATTTAGAATATTCAGATCAAATATTAATAATGATGAATGGTGATAAAGTTTATAAAGGAGGAAACATGAATTTTAGAGAATTTTTAAAACAAGAAGAAAACAGTCAAACTGAAGAAAACAGTCAAACTGAAGAAAACAGTCAAACTGAAGAAAACACTCAAACTGAAGAAAACAGTCAAACTGAAGAAAACGAAGATTAATTATATGGATTTATGTCATAATCTTTAAACAACTTTTCTAAATCTTTAGTTAGTTTACCACTTTTAGGATATTCTGGAAATTTTCTTTTTCCTGAATATTCTTTTTTTAATTTATTATAGTTTCTTTTTGAAACTTTAGGTTCTTTATGAACTTCTTTCGGGTGGATATACATATTACCATCTTCATCTACATACGCCCCTTTATCAAAATAATCGGCCGCATTTCTTAAAAAAGTACCAATGTCAAAATCTTGTTCATTTGATAAACCAGTTCTTTTAATAGCATTTTCTAATTTACCTAGAACCGCGTTTGTTCTAAAGTCCAATGCTTCTCTAATAGTACCTTTAAATTCAGAATATTCTTCGTCATTTCTTTTGTGCGCATGATCCAAAGCCATTTTTTCTAAAGGAATTTCTTTATCTAGCACTGGACATTTTTTATCATTCATCAACCACAGTTTTTCTTTTAAAATTCTAATGTCTTTTTGTTTCATTTCAATGAATTTCACTATATTCCTTTTTACAACTCTCAATCATTTCTGCTTCTATTAATCTATCTTTATCATCTAAATACTGTTTTAATAATAATTCTATATATTGTTTTTCGTTCTCTTCTGATATTTTTTCTTTATTCGCTATCTTTTTAAACACATAGAAAACATCGTTTAAATGTTTTAAATTGAATTTTTTACTTTTAGTATTTTTCTTAAACATGTTTATCCTTTTAAACTTAGTTTTAACTTTTGTTTGATATAATATTTATAGATAAATAAATTAAAGGATACTAAAAATGCAAATTACAGAAAAAGCAATATATAATACTAAAATGTGGGTGCCGAGAAAAGATGCAATGGCGGTTCAGAACGCTTTGCTAAAACAACCAAATTTAGGATACGAATTGGCACTAGATAAATCAAAAAAGAAACATAAGTTTCCAAGAAATTTAAAAGCGGTTGCATTCTTTATTGATAATTCTGGGTATATTGAACATATAGAAGTTACAAATGAAGATTACTATGATTGTTTAGATGAATTTGAATCTTATAATGAAGATGAAATAAATTATGAAGTTGTATTAACAAACTAAAAGGAGAATTGATGCCTATCCAAAAAAAACAAATGACACCAGAACAAGTTAATGATTACACCAATAACATTAATAATCAACGGCCAAAAATGATGATATTCGGTAATGAATATTATGAAGATGAATTAAGTCAAGAAGTAAAAAAACAAATAGCAGATTTAAAAGTTGTTAATGAAGAATTGAATAATCAATTAAGATTAGCCGGAATAATTGAAATAGCAAAAAAATCAATTGAAAAAAATATAAAAGAAATCTTAAACATTAGATAATATATAATAATAAATGTGTATAAATAATTATAATAGAGGATAAAAGTATTTTAAAATATATAAATATTAAAAAAACTTAGAGGTTTATAGTTTATGGAATCACAATTTTTCGCCTTTTTGGCTACATTACTAAGTGGAGGAGTTCTTTCTGAAGGTGCTCTAATACTAATTTTAATATTTATGGTAAGCGCTTTATCTTATTATTTTATTAGACCTATGTTCAAAAAGGTTGAACAAATACCTAATATAAGTGAATTAAAAAAACTATTGAAAGATTCATCAGAACATGACCAATCAGATATTGATGAACTTTCTAAAAAATTAGATAAAATAATTGAAGTATTAGAAGATTTAGACGATATTGACAAATCTTCTTTTAGAGAAATTAAAGAACTTAAACGAGACGTAGAAACAATAAAACAGATTTTAAATCAATTCCAAGGACATATGATGTATGGCGGAAGACAAAGCGATTTTGGTAATAGGGAGATAAAATGACACCAAAAAATTCAATTAGATTTGAAAAATATCTAAGTACATACCAATTTTATTCAAACAGTATTAGCTTTAGAATAATTAGTTCAAAAGCATTTGAAAAATTTAAAAATGTTCAAAATTTTCAATTAAATCAATTAGCAAACGGGAGATTTTATTTTTCCTCAACAAGAAGAGAAATTTTATTACTAAAATATGATATGTGGTCAAGATGTCTGGCAGAAATAGAAAATTACTTTATTGAAATGTCAGGTAATGAAGTAAATAACATTGTTGGATCTGAAGATTTAAATTTTATATTGTCATTGGCAAATAAAACTACAGATGTTTACAAAGAAATAATGCTTAATAAAAATATAGATTATTTTGATATTGAATTTACTAAAATATGGTTGGAAATTCACGAGTCAGTGTATTTGTACATGCTAGAAATGTTAAAAGGAATAGAGGGATATTCTTATGAAATGGCCTTCACACTAATCGTTGATTTATTAATAAAGTGTATGCAATATACTCTTATAGAAATATATGAACTGGATTCTATAATTTGTAAAAGAAATAAAGATTGTAAAACATGTGAAGAATCAGATGACTGCGAAACATCTGACTTTGTTATCATTTGCGAGTTATCTGAAAGCTATTTCCATATGTTCGGAGAATCACTTGCAGCTAATAGATTAAATGTTTATAAAAAATATTTTGATATTGATAGTATTTTTATAAAAAATTATACTGATGAGAATATTCCGAAAGAATTAATAAATGATTTGGAAAAAACAAATATAAACATTGATTACAAAAAAACATTAATCAAATAAAGGAATTAATATGGGTTTAGTTGTAATTGTAGATGATGATGATATATCATTAAAAATACTGATGGACGCGTTGACTAAAATCTCACCGACGATGAGAATAAGCGGATTTACAGACCCATCGGAAGCGCTAACATTCGTAAAAACACACGACGTAGATCTTGTTGTAACAGATAATATGATGCCAGTAATTAATGGCGTAGAATTACTCAAAGAAGTTAAAAAAATTAATAAAAACATAAAGGTAATCTTAATGTCAAGCTTTATAACAACTGATAGATTCATAGACGCCAAACACTATGATGTTGACGCAATACTTAGAAAACCATTTTATGATATGAAGGAAATTGTTGGCATAATACATAGATTCTCTAAAAAAATATAAATAGATTAATGGTATTATTAATAAAGATTAATACTAAATAATTTTTTTGGAGGTTATAGTATGGCTATAACAAGATATAGTTCTTTCAATAGAACAGTCCAAACAATTGCTGAA